TTAATTGCCATTTTTTTTCTTTTTTTATTTATATTATTTTAAAATCTTTTGCGCGTCTAGTGTGTGCGTAAAAAGGAGCTTTGCGCAGAGCTTCTTTCTCGTTTTTTGCCATAACAACAACTTCAGAAACGTCGTAACATTCGCCTTCTTTCCAAGACGTCAAATACCAATATTCGACAATATACTTGTTTTCTTTATTCTTCATTAATTGCTGATATTAAATGCTGAACCTCCTGAAAATTTATTCTTTTAGAACATTTGACGCACAAACAAAGATCGTCGATATATTCTGTTTTAGTTATAATTATAGCAGGTTTGTCTTCACAATGTCGCAAGCCTAATTGATACGAAACAAAAGACGCGCATGCAATAATCAAAATAAAGATTAAGTGACAGGTTCGTTCTTTTTTAAGGTTTCGAATTCTCATACGTTAAGCTCGTTATATAATAGATTGAGTTCTTGTTTTGCCTCGATAATAGTTAATAAATGAAGCTCAGGTGTGTCTTCATTGTTCAGTCTCCTTTCAGCTTCTTTTTCAAGAAACAAAAGAAGTCCTATTATTTTACCAAATTTTCCTGCTTGCGAAATAGTTATTGACATCGTTTTTTTTATTGTTGATTAATAATAGTATTTTGAAGAAGCTGAATTGTTCGCTCCTTATATTTGTCAGGCATGTTCCAAAAGCCTGCAAACCAATTTGTTCTCATTGACTGAGGTTTTGTTTTGCATTTTAAGTCATCGTGTAAAAGTTGAATAAAAGCTTTTTTGTCTTTAACTACAGAAAAAAGTCTTTGAATATTATCAACTTTTTTTTCGCTTTCTTTTTTAGCGTCTTTTAAGAAATTATTTACTGCTTTACTTTTTATCATATTTAAATTATTAAAACGTAATTAAATCAATTATTTGTTCTCCCGTCCTCTTTCCATTTACTAAGATTTCATAATTTGGGTCTTGTCCTGAAAGAGAAACGTCCTCAACTAATTCTTCAATAGTGTTGAATGATTTATCGTAATAAGTGCAATCAATAGAGTAATACATTTTTTTATTATTAGTTAATAGAGTTAATTATCTTTTACGATCTTTTGCCAACTCTACTTGATGCGTCGCTTATTTTTCTGATAAGTCAGTCGTTCGGTCTTACATTGTTGCGCTTCAGTGATACTTAAAAAGCATTTGCTCGACTTATTTCTTTGCCTACTTGAACAACAAATGTAATAATAATAAAACAATAAAACAAAAAAAGTTTTGATTAAGTTTTGATTACAGAAGGGATTGAATTTACTTTCTAAGAAATGGAGCTGAATTTTTACCTAAATCCATTAATTCATTGATGCAGGTTTTTCCTCCGATACATATAGCCACCCCGATTGCGGGCTTCTTTCCTCGTTTTGCATAAGCAAAAGAATATTGATCGAAATCAATACCACAACCGACTTGACAACCAAAAATTTTATAATGAGCTCCGACGTAGTGATCGCAATAAGCTTGCGTGTGCAGATGTCCTTGAATTGTGCTTTGTAGATCAGCTCTGCATTTTGTTCGCGCAGTTCCTCCTTCGCCGTGTAAATACTGAACGTCATCAATTACAATTCTGTCAAGCCAATTCCAATTAGGAGTTCCTAATACTTCGTTATAACCTTTTATCCATGCAGACGGAACGCCTCCTGACATTGCTTTACGTGAAGCTAAACGATCATGATTACCTATTAAAACATCAGCTTCAGGGAAGGCTTCATACCAACGCTTTATTTTTTTGATTGCTAGAGAAAGCTCATCGCCTGCGCTCATGCCGTCAGGGTCTAGTTCATGATAACTCCACCCGTGAGAGTCAATAATATCGCCAATAAAGATTGTTCTGTTTGTTAGATATTGAGCTTGCATCTCAATGCAAAAATCAAGATATGAATCAAGACAGAAAGGCTCATGAAGGTCGCCAATTACAAGAACGCGAGACTGATCTTTTGTTAATTGTTCAAAAGCTTTTCGACGTTTTCCGTATAAGCGAGGACGAATTTGCTCCATATAATATATACGCTTTTATTTAATATTGTAGCGATTACCTCCCTTGTCCTCTGTATTTTTTTTTATATCCTTTTGAAGACTTTAATCTCGAAAGATTTTTCGAGTGAGGGTGACTTTTCTTTTTTGGTTTTCTATAAATCGCTATTTGAATACCACGTTTTGCCATTACTTATGTTTGTTGTTGCCCATAACCTTTTCAATGCCTCTGCTTCCAAAATAAGAGCCGATAATAATAGTCAGGACTCCAGAGACTGAATTCAGTTCGAGACCACAATACCAACCAATAATATAAGCAATAGAAAAAAAGACGAGCGTCAAAGGTCTGACATTAGCACTTAGCCAACCACTTTTAGAGTCAGCTTCCCAACGTCTTGTAATTGATTCCATTTCGACTTCTTCAAGCTTTAGTTTTTCAAGCGCAATTGCTTTGTCTTCTTCGCTTAAGTCTTTGCTGCCTCCGATTATTGCTTTTATTACACTGCCAACAGGCGTATCCCCTGCAAGAGAACCAACAACGTTTGGAATTTTATTCAATAAGAATTTTCCAACATTAGTGTCTTTGAATTTTTTTTTGTTTTTAGACATTATTTAATTATATATAAAATTAGAAACAGAAACACAGGCAGAATCGTCCAAAGAAAATCCCAAATATCAGGCGTCCCGTGTTTTTTATCGTATACCCATTCTTTCCAAGCTCCCACAATAACAGGAAGCCAAAGACCTTGCAGCTCAAACGCAGCTAAACCAATAAAGCTTAAAAGCGTTCCATAAAAAAAATGTAATAATTTATCGTGTTTTATGTTTGCGAGTCTTTCCATTATTTGTGACGACCTGCGAAGGTATTATCCCAACGCGCTCGATTTTTTCTTAAATCAAAATGAGTAAAAGAATCATATTTTCCAAGTCCTCCTTCAGTAATTTTACCCTCTTTTCTTAGTTTTTCAATTTCGTCAAAAACATCATGAGAATGTAATCCACGAACAACAATGTCAGTCGCTGTTCCGAGCTTATGCTGAGAGCGTAAACTACCACCGACTTTTTTATTATGCGCAGCGCACCTGTAAGCTGAATTAATTCGAATAGGTTCGTCAAAATGTTTTCTTAAAATTTCTAATTGCTTAGCAACGAGATTTAAATTCATGTAAATATCAAGAGGCATTTCACAGCCACACTTACATTCGAACTCGGATTTTTTAAAATTTTGAGTCATTTATTAGATTTGATAATTAACGCCTATCTGCATTGATTTAAATTCTCTATCCCAATAGCGTTGCATTGATAATTCTGAAAAAATACCAATATGTTTTCCTAATTTCACACCTAACACACCTCCAACGCTATAGTCAATCCAGTCGTCTTTTTGTTTATAATTATTATACGAATAGACTTCATCGCCTTCGATTGTTTTATGATACGGGAGAACATTTCCATATAAATGAACATGAAAGTTTTTTCTATAAAAATAATAATCTAGTCCAAAAATCAAACTCAAATCTGCCATTGGCTCAATCTCGTCAAGCACCTGCGAATTATAAGCGTTAATTAAATCGCCCATAATAGAGTTCCGAAATTCGCTGTCTGTTGATGCAACTTGCTCGCCTTCTGAATTATACCAAAAATAGTCATAGCCTAACGAATAGCCGTTTAAGTCTGTCATTTGGTAAATTTGATCTGTATAACCAAAATAATCATACGCTAAGCTCCACCATTGATTTTGTTCTAAATATTCAGAAATCGGCGAGAATCCATAAGCTTTTTGATAATTTCTATAGATAACGCCAGAGCTTAAGCTTAAACGTTTCTTTTTGCCTAAAGCAATGCGAAAGCGCGCTTCTCCCGAAACATAATTCAAGTCAATAAGCTCGTTGTTGTTATACTCAGCTTTGACAAACCAATAGTCTTTTAAATAACGAACAAAAGCATAAGAGTTATTAAATTCTTTGTTTTGTTGCCTTCCTTTATTAAATTGAAATAAATATTCAATCCCTTTTGTTGCTCCTACGTTAGACAATGAGCCAATCGGATTTTCTGTTCCGTCATATCCTTTTTGTTTTTTGTCTTCATACGAAAAGTTGGCTAATTTTCTAAAGCCATAAACTGCTGAAAAGTCAGCAGGATTTAAAATAGTTGTTTCAGTTAAGTCATTAGCCTGAGAGATTGAATAAGTTTGTTTTCCTTGAATTGAGTTTTGTTCAGTATAAGCTCCGTAAAACGTAGCATATTTAAAGATTTTCTTAAAAAACTGCTTTGTTTTGAAGCCTTTTCGTAATTCCTCAACTTTATCGTCTTGGAGCTCCACGACTTGCTGAGCTGAAATCGTGTTTACCAATAAGAGCAAACACAAGACCAACATTTTTGACATTTGTCTTTTATCCATGTATATATTTTTTTAATAGTTAATTTAATTTTTTTCATTTTAAAATTTTGTTTTTAATATGTTATTAATTTCTTGATTAAGTGTTTCGACAGCATCAGCAGGAAGCTTCAGCGACAAATCACTTGTAATTATTAAAACTTGCTCGCCTTCATTAAAAAGCTTCAGCGTTGGCAAATATTTAATTTTTTCTTTTTTAAATAATTCTTTGTGTTCTTCAATGTATATTGTTTGCACATTATATTGATTGAAGCTCTCCAAAGAAAGTTCATTGTTTTGAACAAATTTTGCACTAAATTGGACAATTGATATATCGTCCTTATTGAGTTGCGCAAAACTCACAGAAGTCCCCAAAAACGCAATTATTACAATCCATATTTTATTTTCTTGATAGTTCATAAAGTCTTTGATCAATTTTTTCGAGCTGCTCTTTTACCTCTTTTATGTCTTCAGCCATTAAGCCTTGTTTTTCTTCGAGCCTGAGAACACTTTCGCGAACCAATAAGTCTTTATATTCATATTCAATCGCCGTGACTTCAGGCTGTGGTTCTTCCATTGCTCTTGCAATGTCTGACTTTAATACAAAATACATTGAACAAAGTGAAATTGTAAAGCCTACAATCATGCCAATGGTTTTAAGATCAAGGGTGACGTTTGTTTCTTCGCTTAATTTCATTTATTTTTCTTTTTATATTGTGCGTAACAAACAGCAATAGCCTGATCTTTAGGGAATTCCGTGCTTGCAACTTTTAAACAGCGATTCATAAAATCAGTCTGAGCTTCGTTTGGTTTTGGTTTAGGCAATGGCATTATAATTTGTTTTTTAAATATGATAGATCGCGAAAAGAATGAATTCCTTCAGTTTTTAAATCAATTTTGAATTCTTCCCATTCAGCAGATTCTTCTTCATAATTAGAAATCCAAAGGACGTCAACAAGAAAGCCTTCGTTTCTTTTGCCTAATTGAGCAACTAAATGATTTTTTCGAGCCTTTTCAACAAGCTTTTCGCATGTTTTTTGACAAGAAATCACATATTTTGCAATTTTAGGCGTCGTTTTTTTAACTTTTTTAGGCTTTTCTGCTTCTTTTTGTTCTTTTTTTTCTTTTTTCATTATATTTTATTTTTTTGATATGAAACTCCATAAAAACTATGAACGCCCTCGTCAGCAATAACAACAGCGTTGGTGTCCCAACCTGAAGGGTGGGAATTTAAATCAATCCAAAAGACGTCAACATGAAAGTCGTCACTGAATAACTCATCTTTAGTAATATTTCCGTCAGAGTCAACTTCTGCTTCTTCTATAGTAATAGCTCCCAACTTAACAAAAGTATGCTTGTCAGCGTCTTGAAGTGCGTTTCGCTTTGTATTAAAGGCGTCTTCTGACTCAAATTTATATTTTCCTATTTTAAAACTCATTAGCTCGTAATTTCAGTTAATAATTCGCTTATGTCTGTATAAGATAACCCTAAGGTATCATAAACGCGCAAATCTTTACAATGTCCATAGAATTCATACGAAGCCATCGGTGAATCAAAATCGCAGTCTGTAATCGTATCAACAGGGAAGGAGCTTGCAACGAGGTCTTCGTCTCGTTTTTCGCCGTTAACCCACAATTCAACTTGATTTTCTTTAAAGAAAAGCGCAATTTTTTGAAATTCTGTTCGATCTGTTGGAGTATAATATAAATTAGACTGCGTTGCACCACCGACTTGAGTTTTCCCCCAAATCTGATTTGAAGTGGCGTTAAATCCTATAAAAGCAAAGTTATTTGACGAATTATCATTTAAACTTACAGATCGAACACTTGGAGATATATCGTCAAAGTGATCTCTAATTTCAGCAAAAAGAATTCCCTCAATTGAAGGAAGACAAAATTCGTCGCAAGGAATTGAATGCCCTGCACCCGAAATATTATCGGCAAGGCGAGTTGTGGTTCCTCCTCCTGTTTTAATGTACGAACTGCAATAGTCATTGACTTCAGCTTGAGCTCCCCAAACAATAGCGTTGTCTCCAATTTCTCCTGTGATACCTGAGGCGTTTGTTACGCTTGCATAAATACGCGCGCTCCACGAACCACTAGAAGTTGCGTTTATTTTCAATATACATTTATACCAACCATTTGGGTATTTTTCAATAAAAAGTTCAGGCGTTATGTTAACGCTCGGAGAAGTAGAACCAACAACTCCGTTAATCAAATCAAAAGTTCCTATTGCTTCGTCAGCCGTCGGTCCAGCGAAATCATAAAGACCCAATCCAAACCAACCTGTTACGCCTGCCTTAGCAAAACAAGAAAGAAAAGCGTCATCGCCTGAAACAAGCGTAACGTTGTCGTATGCGTAACGATTGCCTGACGCATTAAGAGTCAGCTCGTTTGCTGTAAAAGTGCCGTCTGGTGCAGTATAAACGTTCGCGTTTGCGTCTATTCCTGTATGAGTCCAATTTGCTTGCGTGAAGTCCTCAGAATTCGGACAGAGATTTGTTTCTGCGTCTTCAGTCAGTAAGCTTGGACATGCAGGAGGTTTTCCTTCAGCAGACAAGTCCCAATTAATTCTTGGAACACCACTTGCCATTGTTTCAATTAAGCCTTCTTTGTTGATTCGACTAGCAGATGACATTCTTGTCGAGTCAAAATCGCCGTCTGAGTTGTTAGGAATTGCGCTGTATAAGTCGCCCGACTTAAACCCTGAAGGAATCATTGCTAAAACTGGATTAATGCTCATATTTAAAATTTAAGAAATTATTGTTGCAACGCGATCAGCTTCGACCATGCCGTTTGATTCAAAATCGTCTTGTGGTAAGCCTCCTGTCGCAGTGTTAGGCATGTCCCACTTTGCGCCGTCCCAAGTTGCATTTTCTCCCATTCTATACCAACCCGTTAAGTCAGCAGCAGAGCTTGAATTGTTTAAGTTTAAGTGAATTCTGTGCGTTGGATAGCTCCATAATGTCTCCACTTGAGTGTTTGAAATAGGAGCTGACCAAAGAGACATTTCATCAAGATTGCCAACAAACTCTGACGCAGAGGTTGGAGCTCCGTCGTCTGTATTGCCAAAACATAATCCTTGACTTGCAGGGTATGACATACCTGAAGAAACAGGCGTTTGCGTGTTTGTTGCTTCAACATAACCCTGCGCAGTGTTTTCTTCAAACCAATCAGAATAAACTCTTAAATTTTGCGTCCATGTTCCGTCTAAATTGTTAGTCAATCGAGCGACAACAAACATTGTATTTTCGTAAACGTCAGCAACTTCGCTTGACAAATTAATTTCAACCCGTCTGTTTGACTCAGTTAAGCCGTCAAAAGCTGTCCAAAAACAGATTCGCGTTCCTGTTGCAAGCTTTCTAAAATATAGAGAATAGCCCTTTCCTGAAGGCGTTGAACTAATGCTTGACGAAAAATCAGTAACGCATCGCTGCGAATAATTTGCAATCGGCGAAGCTCCTGTTGAAAACATATTTTCGTTAGCTTTGACCCAACCTGCAAGAGTATAACCTGAAGTTAGACCATATTTAAAAGTTGATGAAGTATTGTCAGCTCCTACTACTTGAGCAGGTGCGCCTTCTTCGTAGAGAAAGGAGTAATTATTGCCACTTGGCAAACAATCAGCGTCATCATAATAAACTTTACCCCACGGATAAAACTGACAGACTTCTCCCCACCATGTTGATTTGTATATTTCTCCGAATCCCATTATTTATTTTTTATATATTCGACTTTTGTCTTTGTTGTTGTTGTTTGATACCACATTTTGACCTTTTTTTGTTAAATATTGAACTAGTTTTAATATGTTTAATTCTTTGACTTTATATCTCATAAATACCACCCTCCAAAAGACGTTTCTCCCTCAGGGAAGAAGTCGTCGTTGCTATTTGCATTATATTCAGGGAATGTTGATTGATTATAAACCATATAATCAACAAAATTGTTGGTGTAAAATTGCGCTAAGTCGCGATATTTATTCGCTAAATAGTCAACTTCGTCTTTGTCTACGCTTATAGCATTCTCCGTCTGTCCTTTGAAGACGCCACCATTCGCAATTGTATAAGTTGCAAAAGGAACGTAAAGCGTAGCAGCCCAAAAAATCGTCATTGGTTTGACATATTTTTCAAGTAAATCTAAATAATCAGAGTTAGCAGGAAGACTAATGTCCCCCGAAGTGATTAAATCGCTTAGTTTGTCGTAAAGTTTAGTCCCTAAATAAAGTTGAACTTCAGTATCCATTGCGATTGAAATCATATATATTAATTTATCAGGGTCAACATTGCCTGAAAGAACTGAATATCTTTTTATGTCTTGCGTTGTTACAAATAAAGCTTTAGCCATTGTCTCGTGGGTATTTATATTTTAAACTTCCGTGATTTCCGTCAGGCGCATTGAAAGGCGCAATTTTAGATTCAGCACTGCCCCAAGGATTTTTTCTATAAGACGGGGGAATGAAGCCTGTTCGTTTGTAATTAAGCAGATTTTCAGAAGGTTCAGCATATTTTTTGCGCCTGTAGAGGACTTCTTTCCATGCGTGACGACAATAACAGCCACCTGCCCATTTAAAAAGGTCGTATCCGTCTTCTGTGTGTCCGAATTGTCCGTTTACTCCTTCAGCAGAAGCTCTGTCAATGTCTTCAATCCTGTAAACAACTTGATTCTGTGAGAGCTGCATCATGTTTTTACAAAAATTTCTGCTTTCATAATCTTTTGAGCCTTTAATATCAGGCTGAATTGAGCCTGCGTGCGATTGTTGAAAATATCTGTAACGAATTTTATAATTTTTACTATCTAAATACGAAAATCCGTTTGGATTAGCTGCAATTTCTTCAGCTCCTTCTGTGTTAGCTCTTTTTGATTTCCACGGACTTAAAAGCGTCTTAATTTTGCTTAAAGTCGTCTCGTCTTCTTTTTTTTCTGTTAAAGAAGCCTCAGCCCATTCTTTGATCGAAACATTGTCTTCGGAACAATCGCGAGAGTGAACTTCTTCATATTCGTCAGTCATGACTTCGCCTGTTAAGTGTTTAAGCATTGCTTCGCCAAGCTCTGTCGATAATTTCCCCTTTTTTTGTGTTAATTCAACGCCTGTTTCTTCTTCAGCAACCTCGTCGTCAACACCCTCAAGCTGATCAATGTCATTAAAAGCTAAAGGTTTAAGCGTTTTAAAATATAAATCGAGACTAATGTCATTAATTGAAAGAATTGTATCAATGCAGTCAATTATTTCGTCTTGATAGCATTTTATAACAATATTGTCTAGCAATAAAGTCGCTGTTTCGATTTCTTCAGCATTATTGCCCATTGAATTATTTCCGTCACGAATTCCAACTAACATCGGGGAGGTTAGCCTGTGTCCAACGATTAATTTTCGAAAACATTCGTTTGACAAATATTCATAATGTTGAGGCGCATCATTTAACGGAATATCGTCAACCGTTGTTTTACTTTCTTGATTTGAATTAAAAGCAACGATCACCTTTTCGCCTCTTGCAGAAGTCAGCTTGTTCATGACGTCTGTTTTAATCATTTGCATTTTTTCTTGATCTGGAACGCCGTTATTGAAATTAACCACTTTCGTGCCTGAAAAACCATTCAAAGTATCGTTAATTAAATAGTCGCCAATTTCATTTTCCAACATTGCATAAGGAAGCGCGCCGACGTAATCAGGAGGACTGAAATAATATTGTCCTGTAGTGTAAGGCTTTAAAACAAAGATTTCGTTTCCTTTTCGATTACCAAAGCCAAAAGCAGTGATTTCTTCAGGTAAATCGTTTGGTTTAAGGTTTTTCCAATCAGAAGAATAAAACCACGATTCAACTTCGCCTTTTTCGTTTGCTTTGTGAGGTCTGAGCGTTTCCATTGGGAAGTGAGATACTTTGACAACGCGTCCTTTTGAATAACTGATCTGCCAAGCAGCCATTCCTAAGATTTTAAAGTCTTTTATAAACTTTCTCAGGTCTGTCTTTCGAAACAAAGTCATCATTTGCGCATATTGTTCAGGTCTTCTGTCAGCGTTTAATGCCGACAAGCCTCTGCCGTAGATAAAATTGGTAATTCCGTTTATGATAGCATTATTGCTTGTTGAGTTTAAATAAAGTTGGATTAAATAATTAAAATAGTCATTATCCTCGCCGTAAGCGATCCATTCTTTGTTTTTATACTCCAACACCTGTGGCGAAGTATATGCGCTTAAATGCTCTAAAAATACGTTTGGAGAGGTGTTTGCTTTAGTTTTGCTCTTGCTCATAATACAATATATTGGTTTGTTGATTCATATTCGTCAAAAACGCCGTCGTTGATTGTGTACTCGCTCGGCACTTGATCAGTGCAAAAGATCATATCACGATAGACGTTTTCGCCTGCGTTGTTTACTTCAATAGAGTAAAAATGTCCCTCTTGTAATACAGGGCTGAAAGTTAAACCTATAGTTAAATAATACTCGTTAATCGTTTGAGTAAAAACAGCGTATGTTGTCGAGGTGTTTGTTTCTTGATCAGTTACAATGATTTCGTCTCCTGAATATTGTCTCGGTATTATATAAAAGTCTTGCGACGCTGCGCTTGTTGTTAGAATTAACATTTACTTCTTTATATAGAAACCGAAATTTGTTGTTTTTGTTATAAAAAAAAAGACAGCGTTTGCTGTCTCTCTTTTAAAATTATAATATAAATATTAAATGCAGCTTACTACAACCGTATTTGTGGTGTCGTTGATTATTGCTGTATCCATAAAATTAGCAGGGCTCTTTTCAGTTCCTGTTAAAGTTAGATTATATCCGTTAAGGTCTCCCATTGCTGCTCCTGTTGCCGTATTAACAGCGACTTCAACACCATTTTCAATTCCTGCTAGAAAGTAATTCCCGTTATAATCTTGAACGATTACTTGAGGTCTGCCATAAGATAGCAGCTTCATTTGTGCTGTAGTAGCCAAATCTTGCTTCTTTAAGACAACCGTCCCACTTTGAGTCCAAAAAGAAGTACCATTCTCCCTAGAATTTTCGTTTGTTTGCTCGAAAGAGTTCGCACCTTTAAGATCGTATTTATAAAATGTTAATGGAGAAGCGAAAGCTGTGACTTCGCCTTCTGCTGAAATTGTCGCTGATTCAAGTAATCCTTCTGTATAATTAGAAAAATAAACAGCTATAATTCCACCGACCGAGTCCTTACATGGTTCGCAACGTCCTAAGTTAATATCGCATGACATAAGTTTTATTTTTTAAAGTTTATAAAAAGGGGTAAAATTAATTACCCCCATTAATTTAGTTGTTTAATTATGAGCCTGTATACGTCACAACGTCGTCACAGCAACCAATAGCCATTCCTGCCGTGAACCTCATCACTATACGAACATTTTGACTTCCGTCCGTTTCCGACATGTCGATCGTGCGCACTTCATTATAATCGGACATCAATCCAGTCCCGAAAAACAAGTTGCTAGATTCTGCTGCCATCATAAAATCGTCAGACATTCCTCGCCCTACAAAGACAGGAATACCACCGAAAGAAAGACTTCCATTGTTAAACCATTGCGTTCCTCTGTTGTCTGTACCTGCTGCGCCAATTGTCGCTGTAAATCCACCCAAAGCTCTTACATAAAGTTTGGCTGCTGACGCTGAAATATAAAGTTTCAGGTCTTCAGAACCATAAAGAGAATTTGGAATTGCGTCAACTACTAGCTGCATTTGTGTTATGATGTTAGAAATATCAAGAACAGCCCCTGTCAGCTTTTGTGGTGCAGGTGCGCAAGTTGCCAATGTTTCAAGTCCGTCATATTCTCCAGCGTTTCCTGTTTCGCCTTGCCAAACATTTACTTCGTTTTGTGAAGCTACTTTTGAAGCAACGTACGCCACTAAATAATCAGCAAATGAAGTTGGTAAGCCGTTTGGATTCCAAGCTGAGTAGCCCATTTGAATCCCTTGCCACGTATCAATAAAGTCTTTTTTGCAAAGTTGCAGGTTAACTTGAAATTCTTCGGGAGCCAATACCACTTCGTCCAAGTCTACACTTGAAGAAGCGTCAAAATCGCAAGTTCCGTCTGCAATTAAGTCTCCTGTTGATACCTTTGAAATTACACTTTTATACTTTACGTTAGGCATAACCGTAACTCCCCCGTCGTCAATTGTTGAGGATTTCAAAAGTGCGCAACTTACGTATTTTGCAGCCCATTCGCCTGCATACGTGGTAGTTATATTTACCGTAGTTGCTAAATCTGTTTTTTTAAGATTTCCCATTTTTAAAAATTTTTGTTTGTTATTATTAATTGTTATCCCCAAAAAGTGCTTCAAAGACTCTCGCTTGAGTATTGTTTGCATATCTTTTGGTTTGACCAAAAGTCACTCTTTTGGCGTTTGCCTTTTCAGGACTATGAGCAACTTGCTCAATTTCATTTAATTCGATTTCTTTTTTTGCTGAGACAAATTCTTCTTTTTCTTCTTCTTCAGCTTCTGCGTCTTCTTCTTCCTTTTCGTCGTCGATTTTTTCGTCTTCATCGCTTAACCTTTCTTTAAGATCAGCAACAGCGTCTTCAAGGTTTTTAATTCTTTTTTCCATTCCTGCCCAGTCATCAACAGCAGCTTCGTCATCGTCTTCGCCTCTGTCTTCTCCAAGCGAAGCAATAATTCCTTCTTCTTGTACGTAAAGAGTAACTCCGTCTTCAAGCTCATAATTGCCTTTTGGTAATGCAATTTTTTCTGAGTCTTCGGCTAGAATAAATACTTCATTCCCTTTGCTGAATTCTTCAGCTTCTAAGGTTGTGCCGTTTGTAAGCTTTCTTGTTTCTAGTGAAATATCCATTCCCAATAGTGCGCGTACTTTGTTTAATTTTGTTTTTGCTTCCATAATGAAATTTTAATTTTTTAGCAGTTCTTTAATATAAAAACCACTGATTATTATTATTGTTGTAAATTCGTTTTTTTTAATCAACTACAGGCGATAAATTGTTCGGCATTAAAAACGTAAATTTTACCCAGTCCTTGCCTTTTGAAGCGTAAAAAGTTTCAAAGTCATTTGACTTTCGCCCATATAAAACAAGTTCGGGATAGCCGCTGTCATCTACATAACACTGAGAAACAACTGAATAATCTTCGGCTGAATTGCAGATATATTCCACGCTTAGCATATTAAGAGACTGCTCAGGCAAATAAGCAGGTGGAGGGTCGCTATTATATAAAATCCCTAATTGATCATTCCAAAGGTTTCGGGTGTTTTCAACTGCCTCGCGAACAAAAGAGCCACTCTCCCAAATAAAAGTCCATTCTTCAACGTCCTGCTGAATGCTTGACGTCATGCCTTCTAAAATATTATTAGGGTCTGAAAGTGTGACAAGTCGAGGGTCTCCGTCTTCATTTTGAACGACCTGCATGTATGCAGTATAAATTCCTCCCGTGACATTGCCATTTGAAACTTTTATTCTTTGTCCCATAATTTAAACGTTTATAGGAATTAATGCAGAAGGAACGATTAACGTAATTTCAATCCAATCAAACTCGTTTGGCGTGTGATACGTTCCTCCGTCAAAGTCAGTGACTGCTGCCCAAATCATTGCATCGGGAGTATATGAGTCGTCTATATAACAAACAGATGCAACAGGAACTTCTTCGAGTCTATTTGAAATATACTTCACCGATAATAATGAAGTTGACGAGCCTGCTTTGACTCCTCCGTTATTATTAACCCAAACCGTGCCTTCCTCCATGACTGCTGCAACAACTGAAGTATCGTCCCAAGTGAAATTCCACTCCATAACCTCGTTATGATTCCCGTTCGGGTCAAAGGTTATGCCTTTAAACAAATTATTCGGGTCTGAAAGTGCAAAAACATGAACTTCAGCAGCGTCGTCATAACGAAGCCCGCAGATACATTTAAAAACGCCTCCTTGTGTGTTTCCTGTGTTTATTTTAGTTCTTTGTGCCATTATTTTTGTTTTTTATAGAGAATAAACCCCTGTTAAGTTATGGTATAAAGTGATTGTGATAATGTCTCCGACGCTCGGAGTTACAACCACCTGTTCAGCGTCACTTAGAGCGTAAGCATAAAGATAAACTTCAGGAGTCGAAGCGTCATCAATGTAATTGCCTGAACTGATTCCGTGTTCTTCTCCGTCTCCACTCAAGCATTTATAGTCAATTACGACTTTTCTAACATAGTCAGAATCGCCTTCTGTGTATACCTGCTCATTTAAAAAGGCTTGTCCGACAACTCCTGAGTCGTCCCAACCGAACTCCCATTCAAAAACCTGAGGGTTTGACGGATTAAATGTTAACCCTTGAGCTATTCCAAAAGGGTCGTGAAGTGTTTTTAATTCAAAACTTCCTGACGCATCAGTTAGTCCAAATGAAGCTTTGCATTCCTGTGGCAGAGCTGTTGAATAATGATAATATTTATTAGTTCTAGTTGGCATTTTATTTTATTTTTTAAATGTTAGTTTTTAAGTGTTTGTGTTTCCTATTCCTTGAGCTTGCAAGTCTCCATTGCAGCATTTGGAACTATAAGTGTTATCAGGACAAAGACAGCCTCGACTCCCACCGACAGGGGAAGTTCTGCTCTTTGTTTTCATTGATTGGTTATAAGGGTGTCCCGTTCTAAATGACATTTTTAATCTGATTTATAAGTTGTTGTTCTTCAGTGAGCTGATCTTTTTGTTTGTCTTGAGGTCTTTGTAATTTATCAGCAAAATATCCCTCAATACTGAAGCCACGAACTAGATTTTTTCTCACTTTTTCCCAAATTTTATCATTCTGAACGCTCATTGTAATAATCCAAGTTCCAACAGGCATGTTTAAGCCATAAAGTTTAGATTTGTCAACTTCAGGGTCTTCAACAATCCACGATTCAACAACAGACATGTCTTTTAAAAAGTCTTTTTGATGTTCAAGCGTTGAGTTGTTTTGATTGCCTTTTCTCAAAAACATTTGCGAAGCTTTGACGACCGTTTCTTTTGAAAAATAAATATAAAACTCGCCGTTTGCATTCGCTCGATAAATTGGTTTATTCGGAATTAAAGCTGCTCCCATAAGCAGTCGTTTTTCCTCATCAACTTCAGCAAGTCGAATCAGTTCGTCTTCTTTTTTAAGCGCAACAAAAAATTCTTCAATTGCTGGATTTTCGACCACGCTAACGGCTTCGATTCCTGACAATTCTTCATTTTCGTCAATAATTAATTCTATAATGTCCATAATAAGCTTTAATTTAAAAACCCGTTTTCATCAATGTTGTTATAAATTAACCCAGACTTGCCGAGCTTACAATATTGTTTTGTAAACTCTGCGCAGTTGTAACGTCTTGACTGACAACAAACGCCTGAACGGGTGGTTGTGTTCCTAGAGCTTCAGCAATCTGATTTCCCTGCGTTGTTCCTAATGTATTAAAAGAGGGCTGAAACGCTTCAGCTTGCGCTGTTTCAGTAACTGAAGCAACTGACGGAACTGAAGGTTCAGCAGGTTCAGGAATATCGCCTCCAACTCCAGTACCTGAAGTGGATTTCTTCGCTCCTTTTACAGCTTTTCTAATTGCACCAATTATACCGACGGCTTGTACTGCATACATTAACAACATTGGAATATTTTGTGGGAATCCAACTTTGGCTGTCTTTGCTGTACCTTCTGCGACTGCTGTCGTACTATTTGCAACAGCACTTTTTGAAAAGGCGATTGTCTTCTTAGCTTCCATAATCATTTCTTTTGCTGCTAAGACATTTTTTGCAATTAATGCCATTCTACCAACTTTTGATTCTGCACCTGCAAGCTGAACGATTGCATTTAAAGATCGATTCTTTCTTTTGATTTTTTGTCTTTCAAGTCTGTCTTCGTCGTTTAGTTTTTTAAGATTTTTCTTCTTTTGAATATTAAATTCTTTATCAGCAACTGACTGCATATAATCAAGTTTGACTGCATCACGTTCTTTTATTAATTCAGCTTCAATTTCTTCAAGCTCTGCGTCAGTCATCATTTTATTTGCATGATGTTCGCGCGCCTGCTCCATTTTAAGCTGAAATTCTTCGTCAATTTTCATCAGCTTGCGCTCAGTTGCTTCTTCGTCTTCTGAAAGCAGGGATAATTCATAATCTTTTTGCCATGCAGCATAATCAAGCTCCATTTGTTTTTTGGTGTCAATCTCTTTTTGTTTTTCTGCAAGAGCCTGATTCGTTGCTGTTGTTATTTGTGTTTGAAGGAGTCTTTGACTTCGTAAACGCTTAGTATCTAAGTCAATAAGCTCGCCTTCTAAAGCTGCAAGCTCGTCTTTTTGTTCTTTTGTAGTATCGCCCAACGCCTGTTCCATTTTCATTGCGTCAATTTTTAATTGTTTTGCAGCAATTTCTTTGTCAGTTATGTCTTGCTCAATCGCCTGAGCTTCTTTTAAGAGCTTAATCCTTTCTTCAGCAGAATATTTGTCTCTTTGTTCGGCTTTCAAACGCAGTTCGTTTATATCTCGATTAGCTTGCGCTCGTTCAGTGATTAAATCTCGCTCAATATGATGCGCTTTCTGTCTCATTTTTGTCACTTCAGCCATTATTTTGACCTCTCTTGATATTTCGTCAACAACTTTGCCTGTAGCGTCAGCGAGTTTTTTCGAGCCCTCAACAATCAGGTTGGTTGTAACCATGATCGGATTAAGTTCATTATTTAATTTTAGAAGTCCTTCGCCTGCGTCTGACATTGCACCTTTAAAATCTCCTGTAAAAGCTTTCTTTAATGCAGAGCCTATCAAACCCAGTCCTTCCAAAATAGCGTTAAACTTGTCCATAACCATAGTTTTTAGCATTCCTCCAAAATCAGACAAAGCCTCCTTCGGTGATTCAAAAGCTGCGATTAAATTTCTTCCTAACGATGCAAGCAAGTCTGTTACTACTTTAACAGCAGCTCCAATCATTGCCATGCCACGTTCCCATTTTTCTTGTCCTGCTTCGCTTGATTTAAAAGCTTGAACAATGCTTGAAATAGCAACAACAAAGAGACCAATTCCTGTAGAGGCAAGAGCAATTTTAAAACCTTTCGCGCCTTTAATCAATCCTTTAAAAGCTGTTACTTGATTTTTTGCCATTGTGACTGCGCCTCCTGTAGCTTTGTCAAGAAGCTTCATTGAACCTGTTAACTCTGTCGTATTTTCTTTAGCTTTTTTCATCTCCAAGTTAGCTTGTTTCTGATCAAGTTTAGCTGCTTTTAGTTCCTCTCTGACTTGTTTAAGACTAAGCTTAAGATCGTTTAATTTTTTAGAGTCTTCAGGGATTACGTTTGTTGATTTCGACATTGCTTTTTGCCAATTAGTAACAGCGCGCTCCCCTTCAATTACCGACATTGTTAATTCGTCGACTGACTTTTCAGCTTTGTCAAGATTTTCTTGCGCCTGTTTTGTATTTACGTTTAAATCGTAGTTAGTTGCCATGAGTCTTTCTTTTATATTGTTTTAATGCGTCTTTTAATGACGTAGTTAGTTTAAATTTACCTTTGGCGAAATCAATGTATTTGCCACCTCCGAGATACTCGTCTAATTGTAATAATTCAATTATTATCATGATAAAACACTTGGTTCGTAGTCCTCAAACTTAGTAATCAGCTCGAGAGTTGTTTTACGGGTTAATAAATTAGTTTTAACGCTGTTGATGAAATATTCTTCTGTGCCAATTATGATTTTATCATTCAATTTATAATTCAATAAAAAATTCAATGGCAGATATGATTCAAACTTTTTGATTCTTGTTCTTTCTTGAAAATTCTGAACAATATATTGCGTATAAAAACGCGCAAATAAGCTATTGGTATTTGCAAGCCTTGTATAAACATCGAACTCATTACCGAAATTCAAAGTATGATTGCCACTTGCTGTAGAATTTGAAGGCGCATTATATTGATTATAGCTGTTTATCGTAATAGGATAACTGCTCGAATCAACGTTCACGTTAAAAAACAAATAACCAGAGCCTTTTGCGACCTCTCCCTTTGCATCAACCCACCAAGCTTGAACGTTTCCTGTTGGTGTTCTTGTTTCATCAACGACATTGATTAAAACCTCTCGCTGTGTTTTGACTTGTAGATCAAAAGCTTTGCCGTCAAATTTGTCAGGTGCAGAATATTTTAAATTACCATATTGCGCGCTGTAATTCGCTAAATATCGAATTGAAGGCTGCGTCACTGCATTCGAATAATTAAAATTAACTGCGCTAAATGGTATCGGACGATTAATTGAGGTTTTTTCAATATTTATATATTCAGACAAATTCCATTGCGCGCCAATACTCATAAAGTCGTCAAGCGTTTGAATATATATTTTAGATGAACCTTTTAACGTGTAGGCTGTTAAATTAAAGACTTTCATTAAATTTGAAAGAAAGTCAATCACTTTAATTTTAGGGATATAATCCTGTATATAAATATTGTCTGTTTGTACGAGCGCGCCTCTTGTATAAGTAGAACTTAAGATCGTTCCGTCAGCTAAGGTTTTAATCGCTTGCAGCCCTAGAGCAGGAGCAGCCGCCCAGTTGTACCCTGCTTCGCCTTCTGTACGCAAGCGCAGTTTAAACGTTCGGGACTCAAGCGTTCCTGAAGTCATGTTTGTGGCAGTCAACGTTGTTGCTCCTGCGGGAATCTTGACATCAAACTGCTGCCAAATTATCTCGTTTGTGAGTTCGTCTCTAATTTCAGAATTAAACAGATAGCCTGTGTATGCAGTCGCGTCAAGCGTTACTTTTAAAGTCATCGATTCGCCTTTCAATAAAGTAAACTCATCGCCACCACTGAAGAAGTCTCCGTCTCCACCTGCAACGTATGTATATACGCCTAAATACCATTTAATCGAGTACCAATTAAAACGAATCCCATATTTTGGGGCGTCGTCTCCTTCTGTGTTTGTTGGCGCATTTTCTCTGTGTAACCATAAATACAGCTCGTCAAAGACATCTGAATCAAAAAAAGAAACGATTGTTTCGCCTCCAATAACTTCGTCGCTCATGTTGAACTCAATGTCGTACTGAGTTTCAATCGCTTCAATGATTCTTTTTACTTTAAGCGCAGGCTTTAATTCGCCACTTAGCCCATAATAAGGGGCGAACATAGGAATATAAAAAGGCGTATCAAATAAGTTAGGGGTGGTTATCGTGCTTGTTGAATCATAATTCCAAAACGTTTGTAAACATATTAATGGCAGGGTTACATTCCTGTCGGCAATTCCTGTCGCTGCTACTCCTGAAGTTGTTTCTCCTGTTTCAAATAAACGATTGAGATAAGCCGACCCGTAACGCGTATCATAAGCACTTAAAGGATTTAAAGCAGACAGATCGTCTTGTCCGAAGAGGTCTTTCATTTTTACAACATCGCTAAAAAATCCAACTTTATAAGAATAAACTGCATTGTTTCGCATCTGTACACCATTGAGACGAATTTCTCCCGTTTTGAAATCTGCGCCGTTTAATTTAAGAATAGCAGGGACTCGAAAACGAGCGTCAAAGCCGTTTGTTATTTGTGAATTATAATAATGTTTGAATATAGTGTTATTTATATCTGACGCAGGCAAGCTGAAAGTTTGCGTATAAGGACTGAAGACTTTGCTTATGTCTTTAACGTTTTGCATCGTATCCGTTAACGTGATAGGTTCGTCTTTGAATAGCTCAGCTTTTTGATTTTCAATATATAAATCTAAGTGCATTATTGGACGTTGTTAATTGTATTAAAAGAAAACTCGAACGTCATTTGGTGCTGAAACAATTTATCTGTCAAACTATTTTTATAAACAAAAGCGTTGTCTTTTATAATTACGCCAAGAGTTTGATTTTCATATTCAATCCAAACTTTAGTCGAAAGCATTAATTCTTTAAAGACTGAATTGTTGCTTTCAGGATACCAACCAGAATTTAGTTTTATTGCTTCGCCTCCGTTATTAACCAAAATGGTGTCTTGATGATCGCTTATATTGTAAGAGCCTGAAGCTGTTAAAATATTAGCTTTATAGTCTGTTTTCTTTACTTTAAGAGACTTAATATTGTTTTTAAAATACCATACATCTTGAACAGCTCCAAATCGATTTAAGAAGCTTATTTTTATAGGTGTATATTTACATTCGTTTATATTTCTAATAACTAAGTCAGTAACCTCGCCGTCAGTAGCCTCAACAAAAACGTTGGTAACAGGATATGTTGAAGTTTCGCCTAACAATGCAGACAAACAAACAGAGCTTTCGAAAGTTCCTCCGTCGTCAAAAATTCTTTCTTCATAATTAGAAAAGTCTCCTGTTGCGTTAGTTACATAAAAGACTTGTTTGCTCGCTTCTGTTTGTGCAGGCACTGAATAAGAAAACAACGGAGCTCCGTTATTAAGAAAAGAGACGCTTGAAGTTTTATCGACATTTATTGGAATTCTAAGAGCAGCGTCATCAGGCTTTAAGATAACATTGTTTGAAAGCAAACAGGCTCTTTCAAGAACTGGGTTTGCTCCTTGTTCAAAATAATCATAACCATAATGCGCTAAAAGACCAAGCGTATCGCTCACGATCGGCGCGCCTGCTGACAATACTTGCGTTGTTCTATAGTCAAAAAATATAGTTGTTGAAATAGCGTCTGCTGTAGCTGTTAACATTGCGCTGTCAATATATTCTCCACGAAACAAAGCAGGGATTGAGTCCTTAATCAATGAAGCAATTTCAAACGTGCAAGAAGTATCGATTGCAGTACTTTCTAAAGTATAAGTGACGTTCCCTGTCCATGCGCCACTAGCCGTGCCAAGATAAACGTATAATTCAAGCGTGCAACTTACTTGCAAAGCGTTTGACTTAGTTACAAAATAGGGCGATAAAATTAGTTTATGTTTCATTGTTTTTTTATTTAAGCTTGTTGAATCGGTGTATCTTTAAACATTGCTTTGAATTCTAAGTCGAAAGCTTGCGCAAACTCTTTGTCTAAGCGCGAGAAAGCGTTTCGAAAAGCGTTAGTGAAAAATAAAGTTGGTGTTATTCCTTGCGCCCAAATTCTATTTTGCATCCAATACGCCATCGCTTCTTGTCCTCCTGATCTGTATTGACCACCTTCTGACGTTCCTTTAGGATTTCGAAACCTTAAGTTATTTTTTTTAATATATGCTTTTAAAGACTCCATTGGAGGTTTTAATCCTTTGTATTGAAATTTATCTTTTATTTTTCCCTCGCCTGAAGTAAAGACTGAGTTTGTCATTCTTCCTTTTTGACGTCCTTCATATTTTTTGTTTCCATAATCTGTAACAACTTTTTTCTGTTGAGGGTCGTATTTTCTTTCATAACTATCAGCAGCAGAGGGATTTGACCCCCAAACTCCAGCATCGATAAACATGCCGTAAGTTTCCATTATCCAAGTCAAACGAAGTCCTGTCTCTGTCGTAATTACAGGCAAAGCCTTTAATGTATCATATAAGGGACCCTTTTTTATTTCTGACGTTGTTAAGTTATAACGCGACCTTCTGACAACGTCGACGCCCATTTTTGTTAATACTTTTCTAACTTCTTTTAAATTCATGTCTTAAGTTATTGGGCAAATTGTCATGTCGTTTGGTATTTCAATTGTAAAAGCTACACTCCAACCACAAAGCTTATTTTCAAATCGATCAGTAAAAGGCTGCATGCTTGGACTTCCTGAAAGCTGATATTTTTCAACATATAAATCACCACGTCTTAATAGCTCAGTCAGTCGATTTACAACAGCTAACTGCGTGTTCCAAATATCTTGCTCGTTTGTGTTTAATCTAAACTGACCCGTTGAGTTTGTTGTTCTAAAGTTTTTTGTTTCGTCTACAATGTCCATGCAAGCGAGAGCGAAGTCAAAAGCCCATACATTGCCGTTAAGAACTGCGTTTGATACATTAAAATGGGATAAAGGGAAGATTGTCTGTTTATCAAGATCAACGTCCATTAAATCTCCATAGGTTACCGTTTTGACGTTCTTGTCTTGAAGCAGTTGTTCTTGTATTTTGGTAGTAACGTTGTAAAATCCTTGCATGTTTTATTTTTTTAATTTTTGTTGAATAAGCCTTGCTTCAGCTTCGTTTTTTTCTTTGACAAAGCTTAAATAGGTTAGACATAAATGGAGGCGAAGCTTAGCGACTTCGTCAAATCGTCGAATGTCTCCTTGAGCGAGGGCATAAAGTTCTTCAACTGCTCCCCACTTTTTAGAGAATCCACCTGCCCCTGAAGTTGTGCTTTGTTTGTCTCCAAATAACTCTGGATATAAGTCGCTAATTCGTTTATTAAATGACAAAAAAAAACCATTGAACCTAATGCGACGCCAAGTGGTGCTTTCTTCATTATATCAGCGTATTTTTTAGAGTTTTCATATTCCTCGATTTGATACTTGTCTTTGACTCTTGCAACAATCGGACGATACATTACAGCCATTGCTTTGTGCATGTGTTCCCATTTGCCTAAATAAGCAGAAATATCCCTGTTTTCTCCATAAGTAATCTCGTCAAGGTTAGGAATAAAGCCATATTCAACCTCGTCAATTTTAAAGCTAACAACAAACTCTGTTTCTTCTTTAAATAATTGATCAATTTTTTTATTAATTATTTTAACATCTTTTAAAGGAATCTTTGACATGTCTTTTTCTTTGAGACCAAATAAAGACTTCAAGATTTTCGCTTCTGTAGGATTATCTAATGCTTGGACTTTTTGATATGCTTCAAGCGAGATTTCGTTTACGCTGTCGGGTATCATAAGGGTATAATTCATGTCGTTGCTTTAATATAAAAACAACATAATGCCAATAATGTATAATGAAGGATTATATTCTTTCGTAATCGCCAAACAAATAGTCTTCATAGTCTTCAGAAAACTTTTCTTTCATTATTTGCTTGACTTTTTTTAAAGTGTGAAATATATTAACAAAACTGATTTTAGTTTCTTTTGACATTCCTCTAATTGAAAGTGGAGTATCTCTGTAAATTTCAAAGATGCGTTTATCATACCAATGCAGCTTGTTGAGTTCGTTGTCCATTTTAGCGCACAAACGACCAAAAGCCTTTTCTTGTTCAATACTATCGGTCGAAGTTACTTCGAATTTAATTCTGCCATGCAGTGCGCCTCGATGTCCGTCTTTATATTCTGCTTTTGTCATTTTAGGTTCAAGCTCTACTTTTCGAATCTTGCTTTTTGCTTTAGCATAATTATAATAAAGGCTTCTTATAACAAAAAACATATAGCCTTTGCTGACTTTGTTGTTTCGAATGATCTTGTCTTTGCAATTGTATTTGGCTAATTTAATGTAAGCTTCTTGAACAATGTCTTGCGCGTAGTCATGCGCTCCAATTCCTTCAGCAATTTGTAGCCAAACGTCATGAAGTTCAGCGACTTTAATTAACCAATCATTGTTGTTGCTCATAATGTTTTAATAAATATTGGTGCAAAATTATTTAAGCCTGATACTTCGTCAATATATTCATCTAAAAACATTAAGGCGTCATCAAAAGAGATTTGCTGATCTAAGTCTTTAATTTTCATTAAGACATCAAGACAACGCCAATAATCATAAACAACTTGTTTTGGTTCAATTGTAGTGATACCAATTGCAGCCTTGTCAAGACCTTCTGCAAGAACGAGCGTTTCGTCTTCAGTTAATAAATGTCTGTCGTTAAAGCGTTGAATCAAGTCTGACATAATAATAAGTACGTTTTATTTTTAAATTGTAGCGATTTAATAAACATGATACTCCCCTGCGTTAGGGTTAGATAGTTGATAGGCAATACTATAACGCAAGGCATCGATGCAATGATTCCAAGCGTCAATAGGTGTTTGAGACTTCTTTTCAAGCCAACGATAGTTGTTCAGCTCGTCAATTAGTTGTTTGCTGTTAGGACTGATTATCAAATCATAATCTTGAAGCAGCGCAATGCCAAAAGTGATTGAGCCTTGTCCTTTTATTGTCGGAACTATATTACAAGACTTTGACAAGCTTTGAATTAAACGAGGCTCAGCACTATCGCCAACGATTAAGCTATTGCCTGCAAAGGCTTTATTTAAAGAAGCAATTTCTGAAGCAGACAATCCTGTTTTATAAAAGCATTGTTTGACATAAATTGTTTTATTCTCTTTGTCGATGCTTGTCTGTATTAATGTCGTTGGGTCTTTAAAGCCATAATCTTGACCAAATACGCTCTTGCTTACTTCTTTGAATTGTCCTTCGCGCCAATTTGTAAAGATCGCACCTTGAAGCGTGCCTGTTAATCCTAAACCATAAACCCGATACCAATTCCTCCAATAATCGTTGCCTTGATCTGCTTTTTGTTTAGCTCGCATTATTTCTTTGACTGCTGAATCAGGAGCGCATTCATTGTCTTTATATGTAAGAATCAACCAGTCTGCGTCATCGTCGTCTTTTAGTTCGTCATGCGCCCAGAAGTTTGAAGTCGGATTGAAATCTATATAAATATGATCGCGAGTTCTCACTGCTAATTGAAAGTAAGAATCAAAACTTATGTTATTTGCTTCGTTTATATAGCAAACATCACGACGAGCTCCACGAAGCTTGCCTTCTGCGTCTGCACTGAAGAACTCAATTACTGAGCCATTTGCGAATGTATAAGTCAAGAGCGACTTGTTAAAGCTTTCATGATTCCACCTGCCTGTTTCTTCCATTATCTTTTTAAAGTCACGAATTGCGCCTCGTCGTAAATGAGGAATGCTTTCTGCAATGATTGAAGTCTCAGTCTTTGCGTTCTTGATATTATAATCAATTAATAAAGCAATAATTCCAAATGTCTTTGAAGCAGAAGTTCCACCTTGTACAATTCGAATTCTACGGCTTAATTTTTGTATCTTTTTTATTGCTGTCGTTTTCTGAAACATCTAAAAATAAAGGTTGTTCAATAAATTGTCTAATGTCGTGCGTCTCTGTAGCTTTACCATAAGCTGAGTTCATCAGCTCAAGATATGCGCGAACGTCTCCTGATCGTGCGTTTTTAATTAATGCTAGCGTCATTATGTCTTCTTGAGACATTGCTTCTTCTTCCTGCGTAATAGGATTTAAAAACGTTTGTTTCGTATTTAGCCAACGCTTTGCAATTGTATTTCTGTTCAGCTTGCCTTTAGGTCTTCCTTTAGGATTTCCTGACTCGCCTTTTTTCCAATTCTTTAAGTTGTTATTATTTGCCATTTTCTCGCTGTTTCTTCGTTGTTTTTATATATGTATCGAGCTTAATATTATAATCAAAGTTTGATTGATTTAAAATAAGTTTAAGCTTTAAGTTTGGGAAGCTTTGACTTGCATAACCTAACTTATAAACTTGTTTTCTAAATTCTTTTAATGTTATTTGATTACAACTATCTAAGAGGTTTTTTAATTTCAGCTTACTTGTTTGACAATTCATTCTGTCTAATATATTATTAAACTTCGGTTTGCATAACTCATTAAACATTAAATCAATGTTTTCCGTGTGTTTAGACAAGCTTAAGCGATCTTTATTATATTTTTTATACTCTCGTTCATTATTTATAATTAAAGCCTTTAAAATGTCTCTTTGCTCTTTAAGTGTATTAAACAAATAAGGATAGTCTTCGCCGACAAGTTCGGGGAACGTGCAGCGATTTGGTAAAATAACCACTTGATTATTCATTATGCTTTCAGCTATACTAATACAGAAAGTTTCATGAACGCTGTTAATTGTGTTTGCATGACATCTTGAAAGCTCTTGTATATACTCATCATGCAACGTAAATGATTTTACTATTGTATAAGGTTTTGAGCTAGCGACTGAAATATTTGCTTTGTCTCCTGCTGTCAGTATAACTTGAAACTCCAACCCCTCATCATATAAAGAATCAAAAATTTCAAATGTTTCTTTCCATTGTTTATAGCCGTCAAGTCTATGATTATAAATAAAAGTAAATTTGTCGTATTTAGGCAGGCTTTTAATTTCTTCTGTATAACCTCCTAACTTAACAATGCTTTTATTTTGCAAGTAGATTATTTGTTTTGTTGTCAATACGTCTTCAGCTTCTTCAATTAACATATTAAAACAATGCTGAGAATGAAAAAAGTTTTTGTTTGCACAAAGAGAGCCAATAATCTGATCATATAAAATATGACGCGCTAATTCATAAGAACTTCGTTTGTTCGGTAAGCTTCTGTGTATTACATAATGGTGGTAGTTAAAGACTTTGGTTCTGTAAGCGTCTTCGCTCACGTCTTCGAAATATGAAAAATGATGCCCTTGTTCGACTACATTATTCCAAATCATATCGAAAGCATATTTCGAATAAATTTGTCTGAACAAATTAGCGTTAAAATGGATTACTTGATGTTTTTTTGATGAAGGCAAAGGAATTTTTATCAACTTTATTAATTTATTCAAATCGTCTTTTATATATTTTCGATTTGAATCTAAAAGAAGAAAGAAATTAAAACGCTTTGTTTTTACTAATTCATTACAAAGCTGCTTAATTATTACATAATTGCTGTCTGCGTTTATTACATCAACAGAAAACATCGGATAAATTAAAACATTTAGCTTTTTATCTTGCATATTATTTCAGGATAGGTTTTAATAAATTTCTCAAAGTCATCATGCGCAAGCTCAAACTCTTGTCTGCTCATTGACATATTTATGACAACATCGCCTGAAGCAAGAGCGTCTTGACTTTCGTCAAAGGTTTCGTCTTCAAAAGAGTCTTGCATGCTGACAACATCTAAACCCCAGTCAAGAAGGCTTTCAGAATCCCATTCGTTTGCAAGCATATCCCATTCCCATTGTCCGAAAGTGACGTTGTCTTTTATTATAAATTGTCTTTTCTGTTCTTCAGTCCAATCAGTGACTATTTCGCACCAAACCTCTTTCAAGCCTGCATGTTCGCAAGCTTTGAGTCTCATGTTTCCTCCGAGAATTGTTCCTTCTTCGTCTACCACAATAGGTCGTTTCTCAAGCATTTCAGGGAATTCTTTTATTGATTTAACAAGTTGCAGATATTTATCTTGCTTTATGTAACGAGGATTAATTTCGTTTGTTTTTATTTTCTTAATTGGAACTTTGCGTTTCATAATCTTTTATTAAGTTTTTAATTTCAGTTACTAAACCCCATACACACGGAGAACAACTGCTGAAGGTTTTCTTTTTGTTTAATGTATTGTTATAAATTTGCAGCAAACTCCTTTGAGTAGCAGCAGAAACTCTTGAGCTTTGACTTAGGCTGTCAATCGCAACATTGTCTTTTAAAAACAAATAATCTTTTTGACTTAGTTTTGATTTACTATTATAAGGGAACATCTTGTTCAAAGCTTCTTTTCTAGCTCCACAATTGCAAGGCTTTCCTGTTGCTTTTGAAATTTTATCAACTACTTTTTTAATGCCTGTCGCTTTTGTGATCTTTTCAATAGTATCGCCGAGCCCTTTGCTTTTAGTTTTCTTTATAGTCATATAATTTTAGTTTTAATAATTCTTTACAATTATTTATTTTTATTCTGATCGTCGAAGTGCTTCTTCCTAATTTTTTTGACAGCTTTCTTATTGAAGGAATTTCATATAAATACAAAGACAGAATGTCTCCCTCAGGTATTTGTTGCAATTCTCTTTTCATGCTTTTAATTATTTCTTCTTGCAATTGATGATCTTTTTTCTTTTCGCTTTGTATTATCTCAGCAAATTGATAATCAAGTCGAGACGTTCGAAGGTTCTTTTTTCTGTAATCATTTGAAATCAAGCTTCTTAGTATTTTAAAAACATAATTTTTGTTAATTTGATTTGTCTCATTATAAAATTTGTCGCAGTCGAAAGAAGTGCTTTCAAGGATTACGCAATACATTGTTTGAACAAAGTCTTCAGCGGAGCTCCGTTGTTTTTCAGTGTAAGCGTTCTTAAGTACATAAAGAATCCATTCTTCATGGTAAAGAGATATGTCTGAAATTGTTTTATCGATATTCATTGAACAAGAACTAATTCAGCTTCAGGCTCTAGCTCTTGCAATAAAGCTTCAGTTAATTTCCATTTTAAACGCCATAAATCTGTCGCAAATCCCTTGACTTCTATAAGCTGAACGCTGTCATCAGCAAGAACAATTTTAAAATCCATATAATAATTACAAATCTTTTTACCCTTAACATAAAGTTCAAGCTTGTATTGTGGAATTATTTCTTTGATTTCTCCTGCAAGCTGTCTATAGTGCAGGTCTTTGGCGTAAGCAGCTTCTTTTTTTGAGTGATATGAACGACCATTGAAAGTCTGTCTGACTGCCTTATACTTGTTGCGAGTTTGGTATTTTTTTGTGTACACTACTTATTAAAAAAGTAGTTCAGAATTTGTTTATATAAAATTAGAAATACAAAAACGGAATATGCAAATATTTATTTCAAAGTTTTTAACCAACTTTTAACATTAACGTTTTAAAAACCATTCGCGATCAACTTTTTTGACTTCGCTCCATGTTTTGCAATAGGTACAAATACCCTCAGGCTTTTCGTTTTCTGTTTTGCAGTTCCAAAGAATCGGCATACCACAGCACGTCGAAATTAAAAGATATTTATCTTGCATCATTTAGTTATTAAAATATATATCAACACAATTAGAAAGCCTATATATGAAAAGGCTGTCATTTGATACTTTGATTTGAGTTTTTCTTCTTGTTTATTCATTGCTTAATTTTTGAACTGATTCAATTATTTCTTCGCGCAAGAGCTTCCTGTTAAATTTGTCAGCACTGATTGAAGCATCAATTAAAGCAGGGAGAAAATTCATCATTGTTTCGGCATTTATTATAAAGAATCTTTGAATTTTAACATACTTGCCTTCTTCATTAAGAATATAATTATCAAAGGCAAGCGTCAGCTCCCCGTCAAGTTCATAAACGCTGTTGAATTCATGAACGTAAGTCAGCTCAAGCTGTCGTGCAAGTTCTTTTCTGATTTGTTTCTGCGTAAGGTTTTTCATTTTATTAGTTTTAAATCTAACTCTTTAGCTACATAATTAATATGTTTTTGAGTAGTCCTGCTCCAAGTTCCGAGTTGACGCAATGTATTGCCCTCGATTATAGCGACTAGCGTCGTATAAGAATAAATAAAATTATCAATCCTTAAAAGGTTCATTTTATACTTGTCAAATTTGTATATCATTTTATTAATTTTAAAAGTTAGACCATTGATTTTTTTCTCTTAAGTGTTTCTCATAAGAAGCTTGTTCAATTAATTCAAATCGTTCAGCATTATATTGATTAAGCTGAGACATTATTTTTTCGATTGAAATACTTTCATAATATTGTCCGTAATCGCCTCGAATTATTTTTCTAAAAAAATAGCCAAGATCACCCATATTTAAATGAGCGTAATCCTCCACAATTAAAGCAGCACAAAGTCGAATTTGAGTCTCGCTCATCGGACGCTTTACGTCAAGCAATTGATTTAAATGAATTAACCATAACTTAATTAAAGCAATCATTTTTGTTTTGCCTTCTTCACGAATAATTAAATTTAATGAAGGAGTCTTGCTGTCAATTGCATCTTGATATGACTTTAGTTTAATTATATCAAAATTAGTCGGATTGTAATTCGTTAAATATTTCGTCTTTGAGTTCTTCACTATATTTTTTGTCATTGTTTAAATTTTTATTGTGTAGTTTTAAATCCTTTTTTGGATAGAATCCTTTCCAACCATTAGCCATTGAATTAATAATTGACTCTATTGCGTGAGACATGTCTCTTGTTGAGTTTGCAAGCTGAGTCAAAGCTGCTTGCTCGCTCGCTTTAGATTTGTAATTAAACTTAAATTCAATTTTTTTATAATTTTTCCACTGCTGCCAAATAGATTTGAAAGTTTCGTCTTCAAAAGGATAAACAACTTTGATTTCTTCTTCTTCTTCTTTCTTCTTTCTTCTTACTTCTATAGAAGTGTTTTGTTTTGGGTTAATGTTTGGGTTTTTATTAGGTTTTTTTTCAGAGTATTTAGGACGTCCACCTTTACTTCCGTTTAGTCGTTGTTTTCTATAAAAAAGGATTTGTTGAAGCATCGTATCAAATAAACGCTGATTAATTACGCAGTCGTCAGAAGTTGAAAAAACTCCTTTATATTTAACAAATTTTTCTTTAACTATTGAAGGAAGTTTTTCCCATGTAAGCCTTGAATCATTCAGCAGAATTCCAACTCTTGATTTTTGAATTACTCTTTTACTCCACTGAACAGACAAAAGAGTTATATATATGCCTCTTTCGTTCATGTTCATGTCCATTGCTCCTGTCAGAAAATCTTGAGCGTAAAACTGAAAAGAGGGAGCTTTTTGTCGATGCTTGTCTTCTTCTTTAGCTTGCTTTTCTTCTTTTATGCTGTAGTTTTTTTTCATTTGTTTAGAATTTCATTATTTGAAATATTCATATCTGTTGCAAGTTCAGAAATTATTTTTTGTTGCTTCATTGTTAAATGATGCCAAACAAGTATAAGATTATCAAAATAATTACTTGATTTTTTACCTAACATATTTAAGCAAATTTCTAAACAATATTTATAAGCGTCTCGAAGCTCTGCTTCTTGTTTTTTTAATTCTTCAAAATTTTTTAAGTAGTGCGTAATCATACAATGAGAAACGCCTATTTGTGCGCCAATTTCTTTATGCGTTTTCTTAGGACATATTTTTTTTGCAAGTGCAGAATAAATTCTTCTAGCATCAACAACGCGACGAAGTCGACTTCTTTGCTGAATGTCGCAGTCTTTTATTGAATTAACAACTTCAATAATTTGTTTTAAATCGTTGTACATATTTTTTTTTATTTTTGCAAGCACAGGGGGGCGAGAGTGTGCTTGCTGTTGAAACTAAATTCTAAACTAAAATAATAAAAACCCCCGTTTTTTTATGCTAATTGATTTATTAAGCGATCGATTCTTCTGATTTCTTTTTTAAGTACTTCAAAAGTATATGTTGAAACACCTCTGTTTTTGTCTCTGACGAGCTGATCTTTTTGCGTTCTTAATTCAACAAAAGCTTTGTTTGTTTGAAAAATTCTCCAATCCGAATTTGTTACGCGCCAAATCGTTCGATAATTGCCTGTATGAATACAACGTTTGCTGCCGTCTCCTGAAATATAAAACATTGATTTTAATTCGCTGAGACGTCCTGAAACTTGATTTATTGGCATTTTTGTCTTGTCAACAATTTCTTCAGAAGTTAAGCCTTTAGGATATAATTTTAAAACATTTAAAAGCAATTGTCTTTTCTCTGACAACTTAGGCTGTGCCTTTTTAAATGATTCGTTTCTGTTGAGTGTAGAGGTTTCCATATTAGTGATCATTTTAATTAAAAAGGTAAATTGTCAGTCATTCCTTCAGTGTAGTCGTCTTGCATGCAGTCGTCATTCTCGTCATTAAACTGCTTTTCTTTAAACTCAGGCGTTTCTTTTATTTTATCTTGCAACCATACAGGGAAGCTGTTTAAAACGTCTAACGCAAAATTAGTATCATAATCCCAAACTAAAGGCTGATTGATCATTGGAGGCACTTCTAAGCCTTTAGGGACGCTCGAGACTCCTTGAACGTTTGCATAAGTATTGCCCTTCGCTGATACTTTATGAACAATTGTAACCATGCAGGCGCGACCTATATAAGAAGCAACATCAAGATCAAGCATTTCGTCTTCAGAAAATACTTTATTCTCTAAAGCTCCAAGATGAATCATAAGTTTAGCCTTTTCATATCTTGAAAGATTATATTCTAATGAAACAACCATTGGCTGTTCTCCCTTTTCTTCGTTAAATACGCGCAGCTCTGTCGGTAATTCAAAAGTAATTTCGACAGCGTGCTTATGTTTTTCTTCGCCTAAATACATATAAGAGGTGCGTCCTATTTCAATAATTCTGACGATTCTAGCTGCATGAGTGCCTGAAGGTACTAACTCGCGTTTAGCAGAGCTTTCTTGTTTTTTTAATTTAATTGCCATTTTTTTTTCTTTTTTTATTTATATTATTTTAAAATCTTTTGCGCGTCTAGTGTGTGCGTAAAAAGGAGCTTTGCGCAGAGCTTCTTTCTCGTTTTTTGCCATAACAACAACTTCAGAAACGTCGTA